ATATCCCTCAGGGTTAGTCGAACGATCATAGTCGCCTAAACTAACATCATAGTATCCTCTAAAATTTCCTCCGGCCGAGAGTGATTCATTTGTAATAAAAGGATATACAGAAGTAAGACCCTCTGTTTGAATTCCTTTGATTCTATTAACTTTATCATTAAAAGGATCAATAACAGTATACTTAAAAGAAGTCCAAGCCGATTTCTTTTGTGAAACAGAAATTGCTCGTACACGAAACATATAGGTACCATCAGGTACATTCTCTAAAGAAAATGTTCGAGTTCTATTATTTGTAATAATAGAGCTTTCTCTTCCCGGTATAGTATGTAGAACTTCAAAACTATCTAAAAATCTATTTGTAGGATCACCGCTTGAATCAAATTCTGGATAGTCCCACTCTAGAATTAATTCTTCATTAGGTCGAGTTGCATTAGAATTTTGCAAAATACGAACACTAGTGGGGGGCGCAATAACTTCCGATTCTACAGGATAAACATCCTCTGGAATTTCTATTATTGAATCTGGATCATCCACAAAAGCATATTTTTCATTATAATGCTCTACTGCAGAAATACTATAAATATTTTTTTCGTCTTGAGCAATACCCAAAACTTTATATAAATCAGGAGACCCAGTGGTTTTCTTGTTCTGATTTACTCCCGATTTATAAGTTTCTTCCAACATCCATATCGAGCTAACTGCAGGAGCCACACTAAAAGAGCCATCAATAGTTATTTCTGCATTACCACTAGCAGATGTATTTGTGGAAGAGGTTACAGGTTTACTTTCTACATAAGTATCTTTTTTCCAAGAAAGCTCTATAGGTCTATAAGTGCTGCTGTCTAGATAAAAAGCATTGCTTGCTTTTTCTTCTGTATCTATTTCTACAGCTTCGTAAGCGGGAGTAGCTAAAGAAGAATTCCAAACATAAAGATTAGTAGTAATTCTTGTGCCCCTAGAGTATGAAGTGCCCCCGCTGGATACTACAGTTCCGAAAGGGTTTAATTCAAGAGCATCCTCTCCAACATAAAATGCGGCGGGTTCCGTAATGAGAATATTTAATTTATAATTGTAAGTAGCAGTATCCAGCGTCAGAGGACGGTCTACTGTAATAGTATCATCCCCCGAAGTATCTGCGGCAGCAACCCTACCGCTTAAAGTAGAGCCATAACGTGAAGCATCTTGTACTTCGATTATATCCCCCGGCTTTAGAAATAAGCCTTCAAAAGAAGTTCTGAAAGATACAATTTCAGTCTGCCCTTGTGCAGTAAAAAGTTTCCACTTTCCATAACGACGAGCCTGACCTTCAGAGGTACAGCCAAATGCAACTGCATTCTCTGATATGATTCTTCCCGAAGATACAATATCGTTTCTATCTTCTACAATAAGATTTGTTTGCGCGTAGCCACTTTCAGGCTTATTCCAAGTTACTACAACTTGATTAACTCTTGTTTTTTGACCTGTGCTTTCGTATACAAAAGCTCCGTCAATAACATTTGCTTTAGAAAAACTGTAGACAGGGTCTCCAGGAGAATCCATTATAGTTGATAACTTTCCATCCATCCAATAAACTAGGGATGAAAAAATTGTAGCCATATCTTTTACGACTTTATAAACATCGGTTGCTTTTGATAGGTACAGGTTTGCTGTAAAACGAGGCTCAAATCCTCCTTTACCGTCCGGAACTAATTCGTCGCAATATTTCGAAACTCGATACAAAGAGTATATATCTATATCAGAAAGTTTTATCCACTCTCCTGCACCAAAACGATCGTTTGTAATAATATCCAAGAATACCCATACAGGATTGTTTGTATAATATAGTTCATCAGTAAAAGACCCAGACCAAAAAGTAGGATAAGTAGGCACACTATAGTTTGCAGTAGTTCCTGCAGTATTTGTTTTAGCTTGTACAGCACCTGAATATTCTCGAGGTTTATACCCTTCGGGAACTTTTACTTTCATTCCGCGAATTTCATAACTTCGTTTTGGTACTGAAGTATATTCTCTAGAGTCTAAAAACAATCCTATGTGGGCGGTATAGGGGTAAGTAAAGTTATCTTTATCTATCCCAACAATATTTTGAATGGAAGAAGTCGAATCTCCTTGATCTGTGTCCCAAGCAGAAGGCTGATCGCCGCCCCCTTGCCCAACTCCTCTGCCTTTAGGTCGACTAAGTCTAAAAATTCGAATTTTAAAATCGTCGAAGGGTTTAATTAACGAAAGATCAATATAATGCTCAAAAGAAACTGCACTTCTATCTTTTCCTCTATGCTCAATCTGCCCTACGGAGGTTCCGTCCGCGGATTTAAAAGCATGCTTATATTTTTCAAACCCTGTAGCTCCTGGGGCTTTTCTTGCGATTTGAAATAAATATTTCGCATGGTTATATATATCATCTCCAGTATCTTTACGAATTGCTTGTAATGAAGAATAGCCTATAGAAATTCTAACTTCATCGAGGCTTTTTACAACATCTGGATTAGTTGAAAAGTTACCCCCCTCAAGTATAAAAGGCTCTGTATTTCCTTCGCTTGTAATACTTTGTCCTTCTGGATAGCCGGTGGTTGGATGTACTTGCGCTCCAGTTAATGTGTCACTGGGGTTATTGGCATTCCAAATTTCAAAATTTATTTGTCTTAAAATAGTATTACTTAAAGAATTTACTGATACAGTATAGGGTGTTCCGCTTGCCACACCATTTAATTCACTAATTGGATCTTGAAAAAGATGCCCGGCTCTAAATTGAGATACAAAATTATTTGAAGACGCTGGATTTTCTGCATCAACTTCGTCGGCGCTGGGAGCTTGAGAACCTGTTAATGTAAAAGAATAAATTCCCGTACCTAAGGTAGGCGCTGAATCAATAGTTATAGTATTAGTATTACTTGCTATAGAAGTAATTTCTACAGCTTCTATAACTTGAACTTTGTAAGGTATGGCATTATTTGCTAGCCAGTGGTGCTGATTATAGTTGATCCTTGAAGGGATAAAAATAAGCGTACTTCCGGAAGACCATTTACCTTCTCCAACTGAAACTATATCATTAGTAACAGGATCTGCTAAAGCTATAAATCTATTATCAATTAATTCGGGGGCGCTTACTTCAAATTCATAAGTTCCCGTCAAATTTGAATTACCAGAACCGCTTAAACTCACCGAAGTGAGTATACCATTAGTTATAGTGCCAGTAGCAGTAACATCTGGGACAACAGCTCTAGTAGTACTATTTCTTACTTTAATAGTAGGGGCAACTGTATACCCAGTTCCTCCATTAGTTATGTTAGGAGTAGTTAAAGACCCGGGACTAAGTAGAAATTGATTTGCAATAACAGCAGATTGATTATATGTATTATATTCAATAGAAAAATCTGAGGAGCCTACTATGGAAATATTTCCTGTGGTTCCTACAGGGGCGGAACTTTGTTTGCTAATTCCTGCACTTCGTAGTACTATAAAATTATTATTTTTTGGAGTACCTGCCATAGTGGAAGGGATATTTGCAGATGTAACTAATCCCTCTATATCTGCATTTGAAGTAAATTCTATTTTGCCATTAACCGGAGTCCAAGGAGCATCAGGATCAATGTCTTTTACACGATTTTCATTCAGAAAAACAGAAGCATCGCCGTATAAAAGACCGTCTATAGGTCCCTCCACGAGGGCATCATGAATAAAAATATGCTGTTGATTACTTTTTACAGGAGTTACCATTTTATATTTCCTATCTTAATCTTTTAGAATTTAAAAGTGTATCGGGTATAGTGGCGGGGGTCCCCGGGAATTTGTCCATTGCCACCATTATGGTAAGCACTAGAATATACATTATTTTTATTTCTTAACTCGAATCCAATTGGCCTTCCGGGAATTCTCAATTCCCCATAAGCAACGGGTACAGGGTCTCCTTCTAAAACTGTTTGCTCTGACCCTTGAAATAAGTAAGAATTTTCTCCTGCGTTAGTATTTGGAGTATCTAAAGAAGGGTCGGGAGCCATCATCTGTTGTATGCCTGTTAATGCTAAGTTTACTGCGACTCCTAAAGCTACCAAACTAAGGGTGCCCCCAAGAGCAAGCCCCCCTGCTACAATTCCTCCTATTCCTCCATAAGAAGCGGCTGTAAAAGCCAAGCTATTAAACCCCCCGTATGCCAAATAAGGCGCAAAAACGGCAATAGCTACAATAGCTATTGCTGCAAGAATTTTCCCAAGACCGCTTTTTGAGCCTGCAGGCTGTGGGGAAATAAAAACATCTCCTGCTTGTATTTTTAAAAGCATTTCTTCTTCGTTATCCAGTCCTTTATCTCCCACTTGACATAAAAACCCTATATCTTTTTCGTGGCACTCAATAAGGTACTCTCGAAGTTCGGGAAAGTTACAGTTTAAACATCTCCATACATCCGCAACCGACTCTGCATAAATTGTAAATTCGGAGCCGAATTTTTTTGCTATTGCTCCTTCTAAATATACTTTACGCTCCATATCTATAAACTCCTACTAAACTTTTTATCCAAAACTCGTTTAAAGGCTCTCTACACGATAACCTATTCTCTGCATGATGAAAAAAATTATTGTCCCCAATATAAACTCCGCAATGGTCTGGAACAGAGTGTTTTACTTTAAATATAAGCACATCATTTTTTTGTACTTCTTCTATAGGAACTTTAAATCCTCCCCAGTTTTTTATAATTTCTTCTGAAAAATAGTCAATTTCTTGATCCCACCAGTTATCTTCAAAAGGAATTCTAGGAGGAATCTCAATGTTTTCAGCTTTTAAATAGTCTCGCATAGCTTCGAAGCAATCAGACACCCCAAATTTGTACTCTCTACCGATTAAGGGATAACTTTTCTCTTCGGGCTCTAAAACCTTTAACTCCATATTTGGATAACTAAAAATCCAATAAGGTATACCTAATGCATTACAGTTATTTATGTCTGAGTTACTTGGGTCATTTGAAGCATCGGGGTGACTATGTACAATTGCAAGTATATCACATTTTTTTACAATATTAAAGTATTCTTGTGAAGAAAGAATAAAATCATCTTCACTTTCTGCAACATTTGTACAAGGAAACCATTGCTTTTTTCCTTTTACAATTCCTATAATTCCACAACCTTCTCGCGGGTACTCGGCCTCAAAATGTTCTTGTATTTCTTCAAGCATTATTTAAACTTACGACTCCCTGGAAAACCTCCAAAAGGAAGTGCAATATCTGTATTTGTAGAAAGTGTGCCCGCGTATTTCGGATGAAATCTAATCTTGCAGGACGCTAGAGATTTTCCACAAACATCGTTAGCAGGGTCTGCAACATAATTATCATCAATATCAAAATTCATTCGAGTAGCTACAGTTACTACTAAAGCTGTTGTTCCTCCTATAATCGAACTCGGTATAGTTATAGTTTCGTTTTCTTCAAAACTATGCCCCGGGTTGTTTATAGCAACTGAAGCAACTCCTGAGCTATTTACCGTAACTGTTAAAGCCCAGTCCGCAGGAGTGATATTATCAGAGGAAGTACCTGAATAAGAAATTCCTAAAGAGCTATAATTTATGCCATAAGTTCCCTCTGTAGCATCAGTTGTGGTATTTATTGTTACAGTTCTCATCCCATTATTCTTCCAAGGACACCCTGATTTTGTAGAGCCAGCTACGGCCCCTTTATACGCCCAAGGACAATATTTTCCAATTACATAACGGTTTGGTATTTGTAATCCTTGTACATCTAAAGGATTTGCTAATTCGAATGAAACTAATAAGTTGGTTTCTGTTGCTACTCTATCGAGTACAAATTTTTGCTCCGGAAATTCAATAGGAGCAGGTGCATTGCTAACAATATAGGTTACTCCAGAAGACCCATTTTTTGTAGGATGGTCCTGAGCATACCATCTATTGACATTTGGAGTAACAGTAGTATCTGTTGATTTTACAAAAGTATTTTTTAGTAAGGTTTTTCTATAAGTAATTATAGACCCTAAAACATCTTCATTTTTTACAATTTGTAAATCTTTAAGAATATCATCTCAAGGCCATCACTGTCCGTTTCAGTAGAAGGATAAGGATAGCCCGAAATACTTCGAGCCATAGAAGCTATATTTGCAATACTTAATGTAGGCCTAGAAGCTGCTCCCGTGCTATCAACTGAAATTCCTTCTATAGCTATAGGACAGGCTAAATACTCTGCCCAAATGAAAGTACCGGGGCTGCTTTCATAAGGCATCCATAGATTTGATCCGTCTAACTCTAAACCATCAATTAAATGAATTAGCTCAGTTACGGTTACATTACTGCTATTTTTGTATTTAAGTTCTACATCAAAAAGCTCTATAAAAGCATCATCTAATGCGGTTTTTTGTACTGTATCTATTAAATCTGTCATGCTGCGGGCTCATACACTCGTCGTAAAGTTGTTTGAATTGATATCATATCTTCATTGGGATATACTATATTATAACCATCACAAACTACACGAATATTTTCTTCTACATCAGTGCTTGTAGGGTTTTCCACGTCTTTTGTGTTTGTAATTTTTAATAAAAAGTTTGACGCTCTCTTTAAATCGAAAAAAGCAGCAATTAAATTGCCTTCTCTATAAGAGCGATTATTAAAAGCTAGAGATATCTGCTCTTGTTTACTATTAATTCCATTCTCTGCTCTTTGCTCATAGCCATCTCCGAAAGACGCCGTTAAAACATTAAATGTTGCTTGTCGAGAAAATCCACGATCTGCGGTTATAATATAAGAAGAGGTTAGTTCCGTAAAATCCCCTGACGCTATTGTAAATTGATAATATTTAGCCATTATGCTGCTCCATAGGGATTAAGTATTCCCCCAGATCGTTTTTGATTTTGAAGCTCTTTTTGTACAGCCATAGCTATAGCTTTACCCAATCCTGCACCTTGTTGACTTGAAGAACTTTGATTTTGTTGGGCATTTCCATTAGAGTCAACACTTACATTTACAACAACATTATTTGTTTGTCCTGAACCCTTTGTCATTTGTACTGGGATTTCTTTTCCGTTTGGAAGAGGTACAACTGCTTCTGTGCCATGAAGAATTGCTGGGTACCCTGCTTGTCGACCTTTTGCAATTCCACCACCTGCATATGCTTGTACTTTTTCGGCAACCCCGCCATATCGCATAGAAGGATCTTGTTCAAATATACCTCCTGTTCTTGCGCCTAAAAGAGACCCAAAAAATCCGCTAGCACCCCCTGTAGCAGCAATTAAAGCATTTAATACTAATTGTTTTGCTATCATTGCTGCAATATCTGCAAGTATTGATTTTGCTAAATTTGCAAAAGCCTCTTTTGCACTCATAGTGCCCATACT